TACCAGATTTTCCTGGGAAGCACACAGAGTTCGCATATGAACATCAAGGATGAGGAACTCGCAGCGGCTGCAAAGGCCATGCAGGAGACTGGCCTGAAGCTCTTCATTCATAGTCAGTACATCATTAATCTCTGTGCGGATCCTACCATTCAGGATGGATATCATACGGCGCTGCTCATCAAGAATCTGGACTACGCGAGGACCATTGGATGTCGCGGAGTCGTGGTCCATGTAGGAAAGTCAACCGATAAGCCGCTTCCACAGGCTCTCGCAAATATGCGGACTAATCTACTCGCAGCCATGGAACACGCGAGCCCAGAGTGTCCCATCCTTCTGGAGACACCTGCTGGTCAAGGTACAGAGACATTGACAAAGTATGAAGAGTTTGTAGAGTTTGTGCGCGACTTTGCTGATTCTCGTATCCGTATCTGTATTGACACCTGCCATGTATTTGCCTGCGGCTCTGAGCCGATTGACTATATTCAGAAGGTCTCGACCGAGCCTGGTATGGTCAAGCTGATTCATTACAATGATTCGGCTACGCCATGTGGTTCCTGTGTTGATCGACATGCCTACATGGGCACGGGTCATATTGGGTTCGATAAGATGGAGACAATCGCGAAGTTCTGCCATGGGCGTACATACCCTATGCTAATCGAGTAGAGGATTGAGAGTAAAATTCTCTAGTACATGTCGTTTTGGATGAAGAGAATAGTCAAAATCAAAATAAATGATATCAATTCGTGGATTTGTAATAGTTGCAAGTAGGCACATATAGTCAAAAAGGAGTATTTCAGTGGGTTTTACATGCTGTCTCACACTTCCATACAGTAGCATTCCAGTTTGGTAAAAATATTCATAAAAATCTACAAGGCGACTGTATTTTTCCATCATTTCAAAATCACCATATGCAATTGTATCATTTGTTTGAAATACAGGATGAACTTGGCAATAGAAACGATGCAGTTGTGGATATTCAAGTGGAAGGATATCCTTTGAATCAATATCCGCTCTATACTTAACTATACAGTCAAACTGAATACTATGTTTACTGGCATAGTTTTTGAGTAGAGTAAATACAGATTTTATTTGGAACCATTGTGAATAAAAATTGTAGGGTCTATCACGATATATATCATATTGTTTATACTGTTCGGGTGTTTCTGTAGTAGTATATTTAATTTGATCTGGGCCAAGGTTAAAATACGAACAAAATGCAATGGATGATTCATCGGGGCCCTCAGCATTAAGACTTACAAAAAATGTAGCATTGTATTTTTCTTGTAGACGCTTAAGAGATTCTTTACAATATTGCCATCCATAGATTCGACCTGGCAAAAGTATTGCAACTCGCATTTACTAAATGAGAAAAAAAAAGTTAGATTATCTGCCGCGACCATCTAGATAAAACTTAAAATCAATATAAATTACATCTATTTTATCATAGTGCGCCAAGATATTTAGATAATCAAAAAGAACACACTCAGTTGGCCTCGGAACACCACCAGAATAGAGAAGCATTTTATTAGTATAAAAAAATTCATACAAATTAACAAGGCGACTATAAGCCTCCATCATATGAAAATCTCCATAGGCCATTTGATCATTTGTTTGATAGGCGGGATGAACGGGACAGTAGAATCGGTTTGGCCGAACATCTGATATTTCCAGAATTGTTTCTGGTTGAATTTCAGATCGATATTTTATCACTACATCAAAGAGGCTATTCTTTTTAAGGCAATACTCTTTGCATAAATCAAATGCATTTCGCACATGAAACCACTGTGAATAGAAATTGTGCTCTCGTCCATCAGGATGAAACTGTCTATATTTTTCAGGTGTATGTGTAGGTGTATATGCAATTTGTTCTGGAGTCAAGTTAAAATACTCACAAAAAGCGAGCGTTGATTCGTCTGCAGCCTCTTGGTTTAGAGATACAAAAAAGATTGCATTATATTTGTTTTGGAGACTCTTAAGTGCATCTTTTGTATACTCCCAGCCCTTGATACGACCTGCCAAAAGAATAGCTACGCGCATTTATAGATATAGCTACATGATTTTTAAGTAGAATCTACTTGAAGTGAATCTTTGCCAGTGCCTCAACCTCATCGTAGGGAATTTTTGCAAGAATAGAGATATTTCCAATCATGCGATCCTTAATCGCATGGCGATCTTGAAAGTTCTGTGTAAAGTTGGAAAGGCATTGAAAGACTTGCTCGGCCGTCATATAGCGTTTCTGTTTGTAAAGTTCAATACTCCATGCATTATCATCTTCAACACCCCATCTATGATTATCACCTTCAAGAGGAAGAGTAGCATAGAATGCGTAAAAGGCATTTATGATAGTATATTCATCATAGGGAACTGAGAGTTTGATGGACTCATCTACAATAGAAGCATGAATACGCTGGGACATTTTGTTAAATTTACTAGTGTAGTGAAATTAGTTCAAATTTTTATATATAACACAAAAATTTAATTATATAGTATAGGGTTGACCCGGATACTATGGGATACATTTATCTTATAACAAATACAGTAACTGGAAAGAGGTATGTAGGGCAAACACAGCAAGAAGATATTGAGAGAAGATGGAAAGCACATCGTAAATGTGATAAAAAATCGTGTGGAAGTTATTTATTACGAGCATATAAAAAGTATGGAATTGATAAATTTAAATTTAAAATTATTTGTATATGTTTTAATAATGATTGTAATAAATTTGAAGAAGAATACATAAATAAATTTAATACTATTTGTCCAAACGGATATAATCTCAAAAGAGGTGGTATGAATTCAAAACACCATCCAAATACTTTAAAAAAATTATCAGAATTAAATAAAGGAGAAAAGAATCCACAATACGGAAGAAAATGGACTGAAGATGAAATTAATTCTGTTTGGACTCCTGAATTTAGAGAAAAGAGGATAGAACAAACAATAGGTAATAAAAATCCAAACTATGGTAAAAAATCAGTGCATAGGAGAGAAGTTGGAATGTATACTTTAGAAAGTGAATTAATTAAATATTTTGAAAGTATTCACAGAGCAAGTGTAGAAACAAATGTAAATGAAAGATGTATATCTGGTGTTTGTAATGGAAGAAATAAAACTGCTGGAGGATATATTTGGAAGTTCTTATAAAACCAAAGATTGATTTCATAAAAAAATGAATACACCGGTTATGGGGCTTGAACCCATGACGTTCGGCTGACATTATGACAGTATTAATATCATAAAAGGCCGACACTCTACCATACTGAGTTAAACCGGTAATAAGAAGATTGTTGTCCTCCACCAGGTTCTTTTTGACAGAAGAACCAAACTGTTTACGCAAAACGGGAATCGGACCCGTGTCAACGGAATGGAAACCCGTTATTCTACCACTGAACTATTTGCGTTAGTTGCAACTTTTAAAGAGTTGCCAACTTAATTCCGATGCCAAGAATCGAACTCGGATCTGGTCTGTGAAAGAGACCTATGCTAACCTTTACACTACATCGGAGGGCAACAAAGTTGCAAACCGTGCTTTGAAGAAGCTCGGATATGCTGTTTGACGAGAACAGCAAACGGATCGTATGATCACCAGGTGCTTTTTGGAAAGAAGCACCAAACTCTTTACTAGGAATGGGATTCGAACCCATGCGACTCGCGTCAGCAGATCTTAAGCCTGCCTCCTTAACCAACTCGGACATCCTAGTGAAACTAATGATGGGCGTGTGCCGAAGCACTCGGACATCATAGTGCATGATTGTTTTTTGAAAGAGACAATCAACTCTTAAAGGCACTAGCAGGGATCGAACCTGCGTTAAGAGGTCGCTAACGAGTAAAGTAGCACTTTACGAGTTCAAAGCCTCCTGTCCTGACCACTAGACTATAGCGCCAAACTATGTGATATGTTGGTGTGATATGTTGGTGTGATATGTTAGTGTGATATGCTAGTGTGATATGTTAGTGTGAGTTGCTGTGTGTAGCCCAGAATCCAAATAGTATATAATAGGGGGATTGCTGTGTGGATTCTTAATCTGGCTACTTAGTGCAGGAAAGACTAAATTCAAAGCATATACTACAATTTTACCACATTAATGGAAAACTATAGTATAGACTTTGAGTGGGTTAGGTGTGTTTGAACGCAGGCTTCTTGAAAGGATTTTAATCAGAGGATTGCTGTGAGAAGCCTTGGTGAGTAAGTATATAAGAGATACTATATAAGAGATACTATATAAGAGAGCTAAGCAGGCTTCTAAAAATTATATTCAGAGGATTGCTGTGAGAAGCCTTGGCTCTCTTCCATACTTCCTTCACGACCGATGTTTAGGTGGGAAAGAGTGAATCAAATTTTTGGTTCGTCCTACTCCGTACGATTTCGCAAATTGTAGGTGCGGCGCTTCAGAGTAGGCTTATGAGAAGGAATATACTCTTCATCCTCTTCACGCTCATCATTTGCATGATACTCGGTGTCATCCTTTAGTTCTTCGTTAGGCTCTGGCTCCTCTTGTACCTCCTCTTCCTCTTCCTGTGGCTCCTCCTCAACAACAGGGCGAGGGAAACTCTTAAATCGCTCAATGTCATACTTTACAAGCGCCTTCTGAAGAAGATCGACACCCTTTACAAGAGCTGCTGTGAGAATGAATGATGAGAAAGAAGGATAGGTGATAAAGTAGACCGCAGAGAGAATCGCAGTAAGACCTGACGCAACAGGACTACAGATGAATCGTTCACAGGTAGACTGGTAGATTGACATTTTTCTACTGATTTATAGTGAAGCCAAAAAAATCAAATTTTTGGAAACGGACTTTACTCAGCCTTACAGAGTGCAACCCAGCTCACTGGAAACTTTGGCTCGAGAAGACTGACAACGGCATCCGCATATTCACGAATCTCCTTCTGTGCGCCAGGGTCACGGCGCAGATTACAGAGACGCGCATAGGCCGCCAGACTTGCCGTCTCAATAAACTCCGTATACATTGACTGGGGTAGAATCATGCGTGCCTGCTCAGGACAGACGCCCTGTTCAAGAAGTGCCGTGTAGATATGATGACACTTTGTAACCGCCTCCTTCATGGCCTGAACACAGAGAAAGTTATCCTTCACCTCTTCTGACTTTGATCCCTGCTTCAGCTTCGGGTCACGCTCACGACAGATTTCAGGAATAAAGAACTCAGGCTCATCATCTACATAGCGACGACTCACTTCGTTACGAGCAAACCCAATTGTATGGCGATACCATTCGCGTGCTAGGAAAATAGGCATCTTAATGCGCATACGAATCTGCGGATGAAAGAAGGGACTTACATGGTTATGCTTTGCGAGATACTTGACTAGCCCAGCATCCTTATCATTGAACTCAAGGGACTCCTTTGCAAAGGAGACACGCGCTGCATTGACCACTGTAAGGTCAGAGCCAAAGGTCTCAAGGAGTTCAACATAGCCGGCATTGCCGATTGGAACCATGGTCGTCATTCTTTTGATGTAAAAAACTTAAAGTTTAGGTCATCAAATTTTACTGAGGGACATTCACATGGCTTACTGTTTTAATCTTTGTAGGCCAAGGCTCAAATCCCATAAACATAGGGTGAGGTTGGCTGTCTTCTGTATATATAACTTTTGGTTTGGGAAATCCATTAAATTCAGTGGCTGTGACACTCGTATAGGCTCCCATCTTAGGAAACCAGAGCCA